TCAGCAAACGGTTCACCGTCATCGTCAAACAGTCCAGCATCGTATCTTGAGTCGCGTTTCCAACCCGAGTCATCTCCGTCACCTGGATTTTTATTAAGGAAGATGATTGTTCTATTACGGAGATCTTGTATCTCATCAATACCATCATACTTCTTCAAGAATGGTATTAGTTGTTGATTATTGATTTCGTCAAAGCGTAGTTCAGTAGCAAGATCAACTTTATCTGTGACATCCATTTTTAAGTAGAAGTTCTGATCAGTTGCCTGTGGCACATTGAACTCAACTACTCCGTTGTCTTCACCGTTGTTGGTTACGCCAAGTACATCTCTACTTGATTGATTAGGTTGTCCGTGTACTGTTCCTTCTGCTCCAGGATCACTTTGTATGTAGAAAGGAAAGCCTGTTTGCTGAACATTGAATGTATAGTTACCGCCTCTTACGATTGTGATAGTTGGATTACCGCCTTCAACTCCACTGAAGTTATAAGCAAACTCGTCTCTTGTTACATCATATTCGTCTGATGTTGATATTTCTGTAGCACCTACATCAACTGAGTCTGGTCCACTAGGTAACCAATAGTATTGAGCAAAGTTAACAAACTTGTCATAGTCAATAAATGGATCCCAAGCATACACTTCACTTTCAAACAATCTATCGTGTCTGTCAGTTAAAGCACCGTTGGCCTGTAGAGCATCTACTATGCCTGGATATGTTAAAAAGTCTTTTGTTTCTTCTGTGTCGGCCTCTTTAAGTACCACTGCTGGCTCAAGTTGATATACAGAACGCTCTTGATCTTTTTCTAACACATAGCTGTCACTACCGTCAACACCTAGCCCAGTCTTTTGTCCAATAAACCCTTCAACTCTTTTTAGTTGTGGTTGTTGAACGATCTGGTCAAGAGTAGCATTTAGAAACTTTTCGTTAGTCTCAGTTCTAAATATTTCTGGTAATAGATCAATAGTTCTTGTTAGTCTTGCCATTCTTTATCCTTGTTTTAATGTGCCGGCTGTAAGAGCATCAACAACGTCAACGTCATTAACTGTGGCCGCATTAACAAATATTTCATTTGGAGCACATTTTATTTCATATAAGTCGCCAAATGTCTTAGTAGGGTCTGTTGGTACTATCACTACTGATGATATTATATCACCTAGTTCTTCGTGTAAGTATGCTGACAGCTCAGAGAAGTAAAAAGTATCTCCAAAGCTCCAGTTGTCTATATTAAAGTATTGATTGATCGCTTCAACTACACGAGACTTAATCTCGCCTGTTGACACAACTTCGTTTCGTTGTTTAATCACTTTAATCTTACCTTGTAGTTCTGGCTCTGACTTTGTACCAAACAATGGTTTAAATGCCACTGAGTTTAGTATCAAGTTATCACTTGCCATCTTGTAGTCATTCAATGTGTTATACGCAATAGTCAACTCATCAATGGTTGGCTCTAAAGGTTTAACAACTTTTTCTGTTATGTCTTTGATCCAGTTTGTGTAATCTGTATAGTATGTATTAGTTACTAAGAACAGGTCAATAATATTTGTCAATGCTGGATCAATCCTGCGTGTGTTTGGTGAGTTATGTTTATATTGGAAATATAAATCTTGTCTACCAATAGCTACACTGTACTGATCAGTTTCTGTAAGTGTGAACTCACTGCCTACTATTGACAGTTCATAAAATACATTACTACTGTATGTGTAAAACACTTGTCCATCTAAATATTCTGTTTTCTTAAGTTCAAGCTTTTCTAAAGTTGGATACAATATATTAACTGTAGCACTAGGTAGTGGTACATCTCTTTCTAAGTTATCAAAGTCAGTTTGCTTTTGAAAGAATACAAATTTTGTATTTGGATTCACATCTGGTTGAACAACATCTAAGAATATATCTGGATTGTCAGCAATACCGTCGGTGTCAGTGTCTGAATAACTTACTTCTACTTTAAAGTTATCAACAAATCCATCTGACTCTACTTCTTGACCAACAATGTCTAACACAATGTCAGTTGTTAAGCCATCGCTTGAATCTGGTTTAGTGTTTGTTTTTAAAACTTTAACAGCGTCATTGACTGTTTTACCTGTCTTAGGATCATATACTTTTGAATCATCATCATATATAAATCTATTTTCTAACACTGAAGCAAAGTAGTAACCTAGGTTACGATACTTCATTGTGTATAAGTCACCATCTGTTGTAAACTGTATTAACCAACTAGCGTCTAAGTTTCTTCCTGATTGATCGCCACGGTAAGCATTGCTGTACTCGGCATCTTCGTTTAAGTTATCTGTTGTAATAATATACCATTCGCTTGAAGTTTCATTGTAGCCAATACCAAAGTCTCTGTATACTTCAATCTGCTCAATGATTAACTGTTCAAATTCAGCAGGTAAGTCTGTGATAAACTTAGGAATAACTTCTGATGGAATACTGTTAGTAGGTACATATTCGTTTAGTGTAACAGGACCAGTACCATCTGGCATATTACCTGTACCAAAGTTAGTACCATCTAGTTCTAAGTCAGTCACTGTTGACCATATTGTTAACTTGTCGTTGGCATTAGTTGGCAAGCCATTTTGTAATCTATTGTTTGCGTCAAAGTACTGTCCACTTGGTGGAACAAACTTAACTAACGCACCTTCTTGTATGTATTTTGTATCACCCGAAGTAAACGAACCAACTGGTTGCGGATTACCTGAACTGTTTATAAAGTAACCACTGGTTTGATTAACAACAGCAGTTGACTTGTTCCAGGTCATAGCTAACGCAGTTAGTGAAACACGATCATACTTGTCATAGTAAAAGTGTGTTAGCTCTCTGCCTTTAAGTATTGGTTCAATAGTATTTGTTATAACGTCGGCAATGTCGTTTGTATCTAAGAAGCTGAATGTAACTGTTGGATCAGTAAAGGATCTATAAAACATTCCGTCACTGGCAAACGCAGTAGTTGACGAATACTTGCCTGTTGGGTCAAGTAAGTCTAACTGTCTGTTAATACCAATGCCTGTTCTTGCTATAGCTTTTGACTTTAAGATACTTGTAAATCTTGTGTAAGGGAAGTTGTTATAGTCTTCACCGTTGACCATTCTGTTCTGTGTGTAGAATGCCGCTGGAGCTCTTTCTTTGATCTCATCTAAGCTTTCTCTTGACTTGGCATTTGATACAGGTGTTTGTAAACTAACTGTCAGTGTCAGTGTTTCTGTTCTTCCGTTACGGCTTGTGTAGTTGATAGGTACCTGTACATTTTGTATCTCTTCAGGATTGATCACATACTCTAATCCATTTGACTGTCTGACATAACTTCTATATCTACCTAATGGTATCTTACTGAATGTGCCATCACCAAACTGTAGTTGTATTTGATCGTTTGTTTGTGTGTTAACTTGATATACACTTCTTAGCTCTGTTGAGTTTGTGTTATCAACAGCAAAGATATTATCTACTCTTCTCCATTCGTCTTGTATTACTCCATTGTCATCAAGTTCAAACAACCATACATCATCTTCGTTGACACCTGGCTCAACTATGTCAGCTGTTCTGTTTGAAATACGATCAGGAAAGTTTATTTCTTGGTTAGCTAGTGTGCCTTGCTTAAATGTAAAGAAGTATCCTGTGTCTGGGCTACCATATCCTAGTCTGTCACGACGATATAAAACATTAAACATACCACCTGGCTGTGGAGCAGGTTCGTACATATATGTTTTATTTGCTGAAGTGCTTGATGTGATTTCAAAGTCCATTGACACACCGTCAACTTCTGCTTGGAACTGAGCAACCGGTACTGTGTTTACATTTGTGTTTAGTTCGTATTCTTCAGTGACTACACCTAGTATGTCTTGACTATTGCCTGGTAGACCAAAACGCTGACTATCAATCATGGCCGCATTTATTATTGCGTTAAACTGTTCTAACCAGTCTGAGTTAGTAACGTCGTTCCAGTTGATAGTGATACCTGATAGATTAAAGTTATTATAGTCTAAAACTGATTCTGTTGTTGATACACCTGTAACTTTCAAGTAACCTTTACCGTTACGGTTACGCTGTGGAGTATATCCAACTAACTCTGCTAACTTGATTACTGAATCTCTACGCTCTGCTGTATCTAAAAAGTTTTCTCTTGTGTTTAGATCTGAACGGAAAGCAAGACCTTGTCCTGTAAACGCAATCAAATCTAGCATTGCGATAAATTCACTTGACTCAGTGTAGTCGTTAAATGTTTCTGGATAGTATAGACGCAAGTAGTCTACCATCGACTTTCTCAGCGTTTCAAAGTCATAACTTTGGAAATCAGCTTCTTTGAAAGTACGGTATAACTTCTTCCAGTCTTCCGCACCAAATATTGCGGTTTGTCGTGTAGTTTTAGCCATAGCTTACCTAATAATCTTTATTATGTAAGTATTTATCACTTTAATAAAGTATGTATATTATAAGTAGTTTGCTGTTTGACTATCTGTGTTGAGGAATAATTTAAGCATCTGTGTAGCACTTGATTGTACTGTGCTTACTTCAAGATCACACAGTAATCCATTGTCTTGTTGGAAGAATACAATGTTTTCAACCTTGACTCTAGGATCGCTTTCGATTGACTTACGCATTTGATTGTCTATCTGCTTTAGTGTTGCGTCATCTATGTTATCAAACAAATAGTTCCAAATGTCAGTACCAACATTAGGTCTGCCAGGCATCTCACCTTGCTTGATTAAGAGATTGTTTAAGAGGTCTCTTTTAATCAACTCAAAGTCTTCTAGGCGAAACTTTTTGTTTCTGCCAACTGAACTGTATCCGTAGAATTGTGCCATAGTATATTATTTATCGCTTTAAGATCTAGTGAATTTAGGTGGTCTTACTCTAACGTCATCAAGTATTTTTGTTATGTCGCTGTCTAGTAGATCTCTGTCTGTAGTACCAGCAAACGCACCTGGATTACTGAAACTCTTAGTTAAGTCTGTCAGTTTAGTATCAACAAGGTTAACTGAATATTGACTGTTTCGTGCTGTTTGTTCAATACCACTGTTGATTATAGCGTTACCTCCACCTTTGCTCCACTGTTCGACATTGTCACTGCCGTGTACAGTTGATGATTGTATTAGAGCACCTAAATCTTTAGCGACTTCTGTTCCTTTAACAACACCTTTAGATATCAATTCACTAAGATTAACATTATATAAATCTTCTAACGCCATTGCTTGTTGTCCATCATCTCTTAAGAAAGTAGTTAAGCTGTTTGCTCCTTCTTTGTCAGTCCATACATTAGTATTATTAAGTACTGACTCTAGCTGTGTTGATTGATTTCCAAAACCATCTGTCACTG